TTCCCTGATGACAGCAGGCGATACATTGAAGGTTTGTACCACGACATATTTACAGATACGAATAACCCACATATTGTGGTTCACATTTTAGAAGGAGAGGATAGATTAAATGGCATTTTCGGAAAACTACGTGAGACTGATGGGCAAAGCACTGGACAACCCGGAAGTAGTGGTAACTCAGAGCGGGAATCAGATGGTCAAGTTCCATCTCGGAGTGCCGACAATTCGGAATCAGGTGCAGGTTGATGAACCGTTTGAAATTGTAGCATTCGGTTCAAGTAAACTGGCATTTGACGAAATCTCAAATCTTGTGAGAGCAGGCAGATTGATTGCTGTGACAGGAAAACTTTCATCAAGGGAATCTCGTTCGCCGAGAGACGGAAGAGTTTTCTACAACTATACAATCATAGCAACTCGTACACAGGCAGATGAAACAGAAACACCTGTACAGAAACCTGTTGTACAGAATGCATACAATCCTTGGGCGGAAATAGACGACGATAAACTCCCCTTCTGAGGTGTGAATGGCAGAAAAAGATAAAAAGTATTATTGGTTAAAACTGAAACGTGACTTCTTCAAACGACATGACATTAGAATTATTGAAGCCATGCCGAACGGCAAAGAATACATACTCTTTTATCTCAAATTACTGTGCGAAAGCGTTGACCATGAAGGCAATCTGAGATTCTCTGAGCATATTCCTTATAACGAGGATATGCTGTCCACTATTACTGACACAAATGTTGACATTGTGAAGAGCGCAGTGAAGTTGTTCACTCAACTCGGAATGATGGAAATCATGGATGACGGGACACTGTTTATGTCTGAGGTACAGAAAATGATTGGTTCTGAAACCTATTGGGCAGAACAGAAAAGGAAACAGAGAACGCTACCGGCGGACAATGTCCAACTGCTGTCCAACTCAAGTCCAACGTGTCCAAGTAAGAGTATAGAGATAGATATAGAGAAAGAGATAGATACAGATACAGATACAGATAAGAAGAAACGTTCCGCTAAGCGCTTCACTCCCCCTACCCTTGATGAAGTGACTGCTTATTGCAAAGAGCGTAAGAACAACGTAGACCCTCAGAAATGGATGGACTATTACACATCAAATGGGTGGAAGGTCGGTAAAAATTCCATGAAAGACTGGAAGGCTGCTGTCAGAACTTGGGAAAGGAACAACTATTCATCCCCTAAAATGGTACAGCCCGTACCCGACTATATGACCGAAGAAAAGCCAAAGGAACATGTGAAGAGATGGTAAGCGATAAGGCAAAAGAATACCTGCGAAAAGTCTACGGCGACAAATATTTCGGTTGGGATATTTCCGACCATCACCTGAATGAAATCCTTGATGAGAATCCTGCGGACTACACCGAACTGGATGAGAAATGCACGTCACTGGAAAACTGTATCAGAGAGATTAGAGACATGCTTAAACAGATGAAAGGAGAAATCAATGCACGGTAGACAGGCCATTTACAAGACCGACAGAGGGATGCTCGTAATCAACTATAACGGTAAGGACTACACCTACTACGCAGTTGGAAACCCTAAGATAACCGAACAGGAACTGGATAAAATCAAGAAATCACTTGATGAGAGGTTCTATCTTCAGAAATGACAGACTCGGAGTACAGAAGATATATCCGGGAATTGATGTTTGGCATTTCAATGCTGAGGGGATATGGCAACTGGGCCGTATCTCCTTGGCTTATTAAGAAATACGGAAAAGACCGGGTTGAAGCAGACATACAGGACAAGGTTGGCAAGAAGTTCCATATCAGAGAAGCAGTATACAAGAACGATGGCGCTACAAAATCAGTATCGAAATACTACATATTGGAGGAAGACGATGGGCGGCAAAAGAAAGGGCGTGGCTCAATTACAGGCGGAAAGGAGTGATTTGTTTCCACCCGACAGGATACCATTTTTAAACAGTGAGGCAGTGTGTGACCTTGATAGAAAAACATTCAGAGCATATCTGCATAACGAAATCAGCCTCAAGCGTGCCTGCGAGGAAATCGCTGAACACAATTATCTTGAGGACGTAACACCCGAACAATTCCTGAACGAGTTTGCGCTTTGCGGTTGGAGCGCATACATTTCTAAACGGCGATGACCTACACCACAATAAAGAGCAGAGATAGAGGTATACGTACCTACAGAAAGGGGAAAAAATGAGTGAGAATCAGAAGTATATAACCATAAAAAGAGCATCAGAGATTTGCCATGTAACAGATCAAACAATCAGAAACGCAATCGCCAAAGGCAAACTGTCATGTACAAAAGTCCCTTCCGGTAACAGCAACGGAGAAAAAATGTTTGTTGACTATGACGAATTAATGGTTTGGATTGATAACAGGAAAAAGCGTATTACTACAATCCCTGGTGTTTCAGACCTCACGATAGATGACCTTGCGGAAGAGTTGCTGAAGAGGATTCAGAAGGCATATGACGATGGTTATAAAGCCGGCGTGGCGGCGGCTAAGGAAGAGATCAGCAATGCGCTGAAGGCGGTGAAACTTTGAATCAGTGTGAAATGGTTGCTCAGTATATTCAGGAGCACGGAAGCATCACCACTCATGAAGCATATTTTGAATTAGGGATTACACGACTGGCATCACGCATACATGACTTGGCTGAAGCCGGGTACAGTATCAAGAAAGAAAGCGTGAAAGTGCCTACACGTTACGGAAATAAAACAACAGTAACTAGATATAGATTTAATGAGGCGAAAGAATGACACAGTATGTAGATGTGCAATATATCCGTGGAGCTTTGGGCATCACAGGCACAAAAGAATCATGTAAAGGGTGTAAATACAACGAGCCGATTGGCTTCGCATGCAACACATATAAAGCACCGTCATTTGCATATGTCTGTGAAGTGCTTGATGATGCACCGACTGTGGATGCAATACCTGTTGAATGGATGCGTCAGTTTAAAGAAACACCTGTGACAGACGAGAGTGCTAAGCGGTGCGATGAATGCGGTGGTGACTTTGTCGAGTGGATGATTCTTGAGTGGAAAGAGAGGAAAGAAGAATGAAAGAGTATATAATGGCAGATTATGACGGCGGTCAGAAAATCGGTGACTTGACCGTGGTTGGCGAACTGGTTAGGTGCAAGGACTGCATGCATTGGAGAACGAACACACAGTTATGTTCCGTGTTCAGCGGACTTTGTACTGTGCATAGGATGCCGCCGGATGGTTATTGCAGTGAAGCAAAGAGGAAAGAAGAATGAAAACATATGACGTATGGACAGCATTCGGTGTTGTTGCTGTGAAAGCAGAAGGAATCCGCAGAGTTGCCATAGATGATAAGCCGATAAAAATATATTTTTATATCGGTGATGAAGTTGTTGCAGAGTTCTATATAGAACATGTTTGTGGATGGACGGAGAGGAAAGAAGAATGACAGCAGAAGAAAGGGCGGATGTGTTGAATGAGATACAAAGCATAGTCGAAAAGTACGGTTTTGTTGTGACGTGTTACGCTGATAGTGGTGATTTGTTTGAAGTTATCATGATGCACCCTAAAAGGCTGAAGATACATGAAGTCGAACATACACAAGAAGCTGACGTTTGAGGATAAGTTCGACCGCAGGTACGCCTGTTGGGTAAAGAACAATAGAAAAGCATGGAAATATTGGAAACGCAAAACAAGAAAAGATTTTCGGCGCATAATGAATGAAAAGGAGGGGAATGATGACTTTGATTGAAATTGCATGTTCCGTTACCATTGCCTTAGTTATTGTGTTCGGAATCGTAACTGTAGCGTTACTGGAATCTACCATGCATGATTTTAAGATACTTGAATGCAGGCAAGACAGGCTTGAAGGCGAATTATATACTCTTGATAAATTGTTCCATGATTTGTTAGGGGATGTCGATGAACAACAGGCAGAAAATTAATCAGTTCAAGCACGAGTATTCTGCTTACCTGTCATATGATGCAAGCCTTTCTGAACTGCGTGAGCGCCTGTACGAAGTTGATTGTGCAATGGATATTCGTAGCCCTTCCCTCACAGGCATACATTATGCCACTATCAGTAGAGACGAGCGATTAGCGAATTATGTTACAAAACGAGACACGATTTTAAAAGAAATTGCCCGCCTTGAAAAAGAGCAGAAACGTATCACACACATTCTGAATTTCATGACTGCACCTGAGCGTGAAAATTTTGAGGATGTATATCAACGAAAATCAACATATAATGAATTATCGCTAAAGCAGTATCGCTCGCCACGGCAACTGAGGAGGGATGTTGACCGGGAAATATTGAGAGCGCTGCGCAGAGCGGAGGAGGACTATAGTTTATGAACAAAGAAAAGACCCCATGACGGGGCCGATTCCTATCTATCAACCTACACCACATAAGAGAACAGAAAGGACTTTTATATTATGGCAAAAAAAGAGAAATATATCAAAGTAAAACACTATAAAAACTCAACTTACTACACTGTCCAGTTCTCATATGATTCTATGGGCAGGAAAAGCACATATTCCAAGACGTTCCGTACCATGAAAGAAGCAATTCATCATCGTGATATAAAGCGAGCGGAACTGATAACGCAAGGCTTGCCAACAGGCACACGCACAGTTATTGAATTGCTTGAAGACCATATCAATATCAGCCGCATGGCATGTACCACTGCAAAAAGAAAACGATCTACAATGAATCGTGTTTCCGAATTGAAGGATATACCAATAGCAAAACTTACTCCGCTTGATATTCAGAGGTCGCTCAATTCATTGGTTTATGATTACAGTCAAGACGCAATTAACTCAGTAGCATCCGTGCTCAAATCAATCTGCAATACAGCCATTTTAGAGGGCCATTTAACGGTTTCTCCGATGGGAAGGGTTACTATTCCAACTTCTAAAAAAATCGTCACCAGTAAGCCAAAAATCATGTCAGGCGACGAAATAATAGAACAAATCCTTGAGTGCCTTGAATCTTATGATGGAAGAGCATCTACTGCATTCAACTATAAAATCTTGAAATGTTTCCTTGAGATTATGATGTATACAGGTATGCGCCCTTCAGAAGTGCAGGCACTCAAGCGTTCCAATATTCACTTTGATACGTTGTCTATAGATGTAATATCTCGTATCGGCTCAGATGAAATCAGAAGTGGTGTGGAAACTAGGCTGAAGACAGAAACGTCTCGCCGTACAATTCCAATGTCGTCTGCTTGTGTCGAAACTTTCAGAGAGTTGTTCGCTTTATCAGATAACGAATACTTATTCACAATGTGGAGCGGCAAGATTTTGTACGAGAAATACGTGAACAATACGCTTGCCGGTATCTGTGAAGAGATGGGACTTGACTTCCACCCATACATGCTCAGACACAGAGCCGCTACCAAGATTATCGTTGATGGGAAGGCAGACCCTCGAACCGCAATGGAACTTCTCGGTCACTCTTCCATTCAGACAACAGTCAATATTTACTCTCATTCCAACAGCAGCGAAAAGATAAGAGTAATTGGCTTGGTAGAAAGTAGTAGAAAACCTTCGTAAAAAAGCTTAAATATCACTCTAGTGTATGTTCATCATGGCATACATCCTCACAATGGTGCAGGTTTAGATAGGTGTTTGAGGGGCTAATAGCCCCTCTTTTGCATGTTGTTGGTTGGTGTTGGAAATAAAACGAGTAGAAAAATGGTAGAACAAAAAAAGAGGAGACCGAAGTCTCCCCTTACATTCCGTACAGTTCAAGTTCATTCATCATCCGCTTGTGCTTATTCATGATTTCATCATAAGATTCTGCATCAAGAGATTTCAATGACTTAGCGATTGTACTAGCGGCTGATTTGGTTGCTTTGATTTCTCCCTTAAGAATTTTCTCAAAGAGTTCAAAGTCTGCATCCTTCGCAGTAGAAGATGTTCTTCCACTTCTGCCCGAGGAACGTTTGCCACCTGTGCCTTTTCCTGTACTTAATTCTTTGTTTGTTTTGCCACTGCCTTTTGGTGTATTTTCATCAAGAAGATTCAATTCGCCGGTATTTGAGATATTGAGAAGGTCATCCCATTCTCTCATCGCATCCGCTTCACTCCACCCAACGACAGTTTTATTAAGCCCATATGTTTTATATGCATAATCGCTTTCATCTTTATGAGCCTTAATATCAGCAACGATATCATCCCATACGCCTTGGTTCTGATAAACAATTCTTTTTCTAAGAGCACCTGAATTTGTTATTGAGTCGCCGTTTTTGTCAAGGTCATTTGTGATTGAGAACGTTTCATATGCACGCCAGTTGTCCATGCCACGTTCTTTTAAGAAGTTCGCTGTGATATCTTTAGGCCCAAGCAGACTGTCGCCGTTAAGGCCTGCTTCGTTGTAGTAATTTGCTTCTGCGTTTGCCTTGTTGTGATTTTGCACTTTCTTGAGAAGCCCTGTACGATGCTTGTTGTCACTGTTAGCATATGATTGAGAAGAAAGATAAGACTTCGCTTCATCGGCATATGCTTTGCCGTAATCCTTGTTCACGCTTGTTCGTGCTTTTGGCGTAAGGTCTTTCCCCTCAACCTTCTTGATAGATGTCGGCAAAATGTCTGCGTCCATCGTATCTTCGTACAGTCTCAGGAGTTCATAATCTGTTTCTGTAGCTTTGTTGGTTGTCCAATTTCCCGGAGAAAAAAGGTTAAGTAATGCTCTTGATGCGAGCGTCTCCCCTTCCTGTCGTTCCTCTTCGCCTTTCACATTGATGGAGGGTTCAAGGTAATGCTCTCCGTCATGCGCTAATGCGTAGGCTTCGTCAGCAAAAGGAATTTTCTTTACCTGTTGTCTCCAAAAAGAGCCGAGAGAATTATCTGAATAGGTAGACCGCTTAATCGGATCAATCGTGTTGTTGATTTTACCGCCTAATGTAGGTGTAAACTGCCCAAGATAATTTTCGACAATACCTTTCGCCATTCCGGTAAAACCATCGCCGCCATTCTTTTTATCGTAATAATAATTATCGAGAGCGCCTTGGAAGGAACTAAGAACCGTTGCATCGACTACAGGCGCAAGGATTCCTGAAGCAATGTTAACATAATCATCTGCTTTATTGACTAACGCATCAAGCCCTGTTCCGTATTCTTCTTCGGATTTATTGTTCAGTTCTTCGTAGGCTTGTGCGCCGAGTAAGATAACGCTTGTTGCAGGCCCGCCCCAATCTATTGAATAGAATGCTTTAATATCTTCTAAATTCTGATTGTTTTTGCCCCAACGGAAATCTTTCGGAATAGCAAGCGAATAATCCTGTTCCAAGCCGACATCTTCTTTGTACGCCTGTTCTTGCCATTCTTCCTTCTTATGCCCCACAAGAAGTCCTGCACTAGCAAGGAACCACCCTAAGGCGGCAACCTGTGTCCCGGCAAGACCTTTCGCAAGGTTATTCAGATAGGTATTTGCAGACATTTCGCCATTGCAAACTTTGTTATATCCTGTAACGGCATTAATAGCCAGCCCAACAGGGCTATATTCATATACTCGCTTTGCAATGTTGAAAGGTGTTGTAGTGAAAGGAACGATACCTCCGACAACAATATCAGAAGCGGCATTGATATTACCGATTCTATTGATTGCCTGTGCAAATTCGTTTATGTCATGGAACGTTGTTTCTTTCGCCTCATCCATTGCACGTTTAGAGATATTCATCAGCGTTGTATCGCTAATCTCTTTTCCGTCTTTAACGAGTTTGCCGTCTTTCAGTTCCCATCCCTCGGCTTTTGTGATTCTTGCGGCCTCTTTTCTGAATCTAGGGTTTGTAAAGAAGTCATCTTCTCTTTGTAACCAGTCACTGTTCCATTTTACAAGCCTATCTGCAATTCTCCCGGGAATATTTGCTTTACTGCCTTCTTTATGGAAGTAATTCCTGTATTTGTCGAAAGAACTGCCTGCGCCATTACTATATTTGCGCTCTGCGTCGAACATGCCTTCGATTTGTGTTTTGCGATAATTGTCCCAATAGTCAAGAAGCCCTCTATCTGCTGTACTACTTACGGTTACTGCTTTGCCATTAGCGTCATGGTAAGAAGAAACATATTCTTTTCCGCCCTTCTTTGCCATGCGTTCAAGCATTGGTTTGCCCAACTTATCGAGAATATATGCATTAGTGTTTTTCCAATCCGTAAGCTGTTGCATCATGCCGTTTCCGCCAGTGTTGCGGACATGTGTTGCTGGATTGAAAAGCATGTTTAAATAGCGGAGTGCTCTGCGGCGGTCTCCCCATGTAGCAGGAATTGCCTGACCTACACGCTTTTCGATTGCATCCATCGCCGCTTTTCTTGCTTGGTCAGTTTCGGCATTATAGTAAGCATCCCATTCCTCGTCAGATAAATGGTCAATTAACTTAACAGTTCCTTTTTTGAGTTGCTTTTTAAACATCTTTTCGATGCGACGGTTAAGTTTATCAATTTCGATATTGAACATATTCCTTTTTGTAGTAGGAGAAATGTTCTTAAGCACCGACTGAACAATGTGTAATGCAGAGCCTGCATAAGAAGACAGTTCGCTCAGCTTGTTGGCCATATCAAGTTCCTGTTGGTCAATCATCTGTAACCTTGCGTACTGCTCGGAATCTTTTTTAAGACGATTACCATCTTTATCAAGATAAGTTCTTTCGCCTTTTCGTGTTATTCCGTTTTCTTTCATGTACTGGTTTCTTATATCGTTGTTATGGTCTATCCATGTTGCGACAACCGAAATGTCATACATGCTTACCAGTTTGTTCCTAGAGTTCTTGCGATTTTTATAACCTTCGTAAATCGCATCATGACCGAATTTCTGATAATACTCTTCCGCTGTTGTTTCTGCATCTACATCACTAACAAACTCATGAGATTCTTCTTTTGCACCCGACTTTTTCTGTTCTTTCTGAATAGATTTTGTTTTATCGGAAGTGTTGTATTTATTTGTCTGAGTTTCGTTAGTTTTTCTTAATTCTTCTTTACGATTTCTAATCTCATCAATGGCATCGCCAAACTCGTCTACTGATGCGCTTGCCGCTTTCTTGCCTGCTTCACTACCGTCAGTTAGCGCTTCTACATCTTTCTTAAGAGTTTCCTTTGCCGCTTCTTTGACATTAGGGTCATCGGAAGACATATCCTTGCTAACATCTTTGAGTTCCGTTTCGTTGACTTTTACTTCACCGTCTTTGGCTTTTTCAACTACAGGCTTTTTTCTCTGCCTATTCCGTTTCTTTATTTCTGCGTCAACTTTCTTATCAACCTCTTCAAGTTTTTCCTCATAGTATTTCTGAGTTCCCTCGTCATACTCTTCGCTTGCAGGCTTCTCCTGCACTGGTGAAGGCTCTGTGTTCGGCTTGTCAGCAACAGGCGGTTCTGCTTTCTGAGGTGCTTCAGTTTTATTCCACAAACCATTATCATCAACCGTTTCAGTTACACCATTTTCATAGCGGAGTGTCAACTGGCCGTCTTCCATGTCGATTACTTCAGCGATACTGTCTCCATCTGTAACATAATCATTAACTGAAATGGGTTCAGACTCTTCTACCGATTCTACCGGTGCAACTGTTTTTGTTGCAGGCTCAGCAGCTTCGGGAGTAACTGTTTCGTTTGCCGAAGGGAGTGTGTTCATCAAAGCCTGCTGTACAGCCGGGTCTTCGATTGCCATATTCCTCGGGCCGAAGATAGAATCCCTAACAGCATCCTGCCCATAGATTGCTTCAAGCGGAGCGTTTGTCTGATAAAGGTCACCTGCGTTTACATTGTCTACAATCTGATTGTATGCCGCCTGTAACGCCGCATTATCTGTATCAGAGATTGTTCTTGTATCCTGCCTAGGGCCGCCTAACGACATTCTCAAAGTTTCCTGTACGCCCGGCGATATCAACGTATCGTATAGATTCTGTTCATCGGGAATTTTTGTTTCCTTTTGTTCTTCTGCTGATACAGGCTCTTCTGTAGGAACGGCAGTTTCTTCATTAGCGGATGCTCTGTTCGGGAATTTTGCGTTCTTATATTCTTCAAACAGTTTGTCGTATTCTTCCGGAGAAAGTTCATCTGCGCCACTGTCTTCTCTTAAAAACTCAATTTCATCAATGGCATCGTCAATGTCTGTAAATTCATTGATTTCTTCATCGAGAATATCAGCGTTATATTTTTCTTTGAGAAATCTTAATTCCTCTTTTGCGTTCTCAAGCTGTTCAGCCCACGGATCGTTTGCGTCAACTTCTGCGACTTTGCTACCCATCGCTTCTCGCATCATACGCTCTTGAAATTCTTCGTAGGTCATCCCTGCCATTTCCAACTGCTTATTGATTTTGTCCATTACAGTATTAGCCGAAAGGTCATGTTTACTGTATGTTTTGCCGTTGTTATTTAAGCCGTAAATATACTGGAACTGGCTTTTGAGCATATTAACATCTGCTCTTCGCCCTTTTCTCTCCGCCTTTTCTGCCGCCTCTTTCTGAACCTTTTCTTCTTTCTTTTTTGCTTCTTCTTCTTTTTTGATTTCTCTCTGTTCTTTTTCTAAGGATTTCTGAGCCGCTTTGCTGAGAGAGGTGTCTATATCAAAATCTGTATGGGCTTCTCCAAGGTCTTTGAATTTATTCTGTTCCTTCGCCTTCGCAACAGCGGCATCAAAATCAAATGCAGGTTTCTTTTCTTTTAAAGTGCGTGCTTTTTCAAGTGCTTCCTGTTCCTTCAAAAACTTTTCAATGCGGGCTTTCTTTTCTGCATCTTTTTGTTCTGCTGTTTTTTCTGTTACTGGTTCAGCTTTTTTATTGCTTGATTTCTTCTCTTTAAGAACTTCTACAAACTGTCCATTTTCATATTTAATGCTATCTACACCACGCCCTTTAGCAGACTGAATAAACTCTGTAATCTGCGGCATTAACCGCTTATATTCAGCGCTATCCGGGTAATTAGGTGTTTGAGAACCATTCTTTTTCAGAACTTTGGCAACAGCTTCTTCGCTTCCGTTTGTTTTTAAAAGTTTATTTGCCATTTCTTGGACGGCATACGGAAGTTTTGACTGGTGCTCTCCTATGTCCTTAACGTTAATTGTTTCTCCGACAGCATCAGCAAATGGGAACTCGCCTCTTGTATAAGCGTTACTGGAAGTAAGGTTGCGAGTGTCAGCATTTTTAATCGCTCTCTGCATCGCTCTTTCCGCTTTGGTAACGCTATTGTTTCCGCTCATAAAATCTTTTGCGGTCTGAATAGCACGGTCAACAATACTGCCGTTACGGTTTGCGAGATTCTGAATAGCATCGCTGTTTCCGAAAACTTCCTGTGCAAGAGTAGCTACAGTTTCATCGTACTTCTGCTGTTCTGTCAGATTAGGATTACTAGCAAGTCCATCCAGTTTATCTACGGAAATCTCACCCGATTTAGCCATGTCAACTAACGTGTCATGTAACTGCTGATACTGCCTAGAGCCCTGTGTGGCGTGTGTCAGTTCATGAGCAAAGATGGTCATTACTGGGTCTTTAGCATTAGCGTTAATCTGAAGCACGCCATTAGCATCTTGGAAACCGTCTGTGCCGTTAATCGGCTCTGAGGTGAACTCTACTCTAGCTCCAACTTTATTCGCAATAGAAGCGATATTGCGCACCTCTGACGGCGAAAGATTTGCGCCTGAAGTCCTTGCGGTGGCTTCGATAATATCCATGTTCGCCTGCCTAGCAGCGTTCCTTGTTACGGAATCATCGGAGTTAAGATTTTCGGGTGTAGCAAACGTTCTCTGTGCCATTGTGCGAGATGCAAGAAGGTTATCTCTCTGCATCTGAGCGTCAACGTCATTCGGGTTTAAAGCGACTGCCTGCTCAGCAATTTCCAACTGAGAGTTAATATCATTGATAGCACGCTTATAATCGTTATTTCCAGTGACTCTATCGGCTACACCCTGTGGATTGGTGAGCATCATTTGTCCTGCGTTCATTACGCCTGCTGACAATGCGCCACTAACACCCTGTTCTAATGCGCTTTTCAGATTCTCTTTTGAGAATGCTTCCTGTGTAGCGTCAACAATGTTCTTGTTGCCAAGTGCGATTTCGGTATAGGGGTCAGCCATCCCGCCGATAAACTCTTCTAAGCCTTCACCAACGAGCGGCATAAGACCTGCGTCCATGTTTACGCCCGGAATGCCAGGATTAACTGCTTCTGTTCCAAGTTCAACAGCCGCATTTGCAAGACCGTACATAGCCGCCTGATTCGGATTGTAACCTTGGTCAAGAGCTTCCTGACCGGAAGAGCCAAAGACGTTTACACCCATGAGGCCGAGTGATGCCGCCGGGCCTGCGATATTACCTGCAATAGCGTTAGGAATCTGCTGTGCTACGCCTTCAGTAAATCCGCCAAGACGAGTGCCACGAAGATCGTTTCCCAAGGATTCATCAATAGCACCATACAGGTCAGCCAGTGGATTGTTGCGGAAAATATCACCGTAATTTGTGTTCTTTACAGGCGTATAATTCGGATTCATTACCTCGTCATACTGAGCCTGTCCGAACTCATCAATAGCGCCGACATAATTCCGCTGAAGGTTGTTCTTGAGGTTTGTAGAGAGGACATCTGTTAAGACGGCAGGCGCATCCACAGTAATCCCTTTAGCCGCATTGTTAATACCAGTGCCTACCTGCTTGGCAATATCAGCCGCAACACCGCCAACACTCTTGCTATAGTCCTCAGAAGTCAGCCAATTCTTAACGGTAGAAGCCTTGTCTTTGATATTTTTCATTGCTTTGGCCTCAGCTTCTGCTCTTTTTGCGTCCGCTTCAGCCTGTGCTTTTCTTACTTTAGCTTCTTCCTCAGCACGTTTTCTTGCGGCCTCTGCTTCTCTTTCGGCCCTTTGACGTTCTGCTTCTTCTCTCTGTGCCTGCCTCACAGCTTCTAACTGTGCTCGTGCTTGGTCTGCCTGCTGTTGGCGAGCGATATTCGCCATTTCATTGCTTGCATTTTTAAGATAATCCATGAAGTTTGCCATAATACCGCTCCCCTGTTAATTTAAATCCACGAAAATTTTTTGATATAGTCCCCAATAGAAAGAGGATTTCGAGATAATTCTTCAAAAGCCTGCTGAAGTGCCGCTGTCGAGGCTCTTGCTGTCTGCCCATCTGATACTGCATTAATCGGTGTGTAAGATGTGTTAGCGAGATTCGACGCCGCAGTGTAATAGTCGCTTGTTGACGGGTTATATGCGTAACTCGGGTTGCTCTGCATGCCATACATAAGAGCGTCGCCAAAGTTGGTAAGTGTTGCCATTTCATTCTGTGCTTTTAAAGCCGCGGCCTGTGCGTACAATTCGTTGATTGCCGACTCAACCTGTCGCTTTTCAGACGCTTCTTTGAGATTGATTTCGTTTAAGTTATTGTCAAAGTTGTTTCGTAGTACGGTATTCTCCATTCTGCCTGCGCCACCATCAAGTCTGCCCTGATTCGCAAGTGCTTCCATCTGCCTTCTGATTGCCTTATATCTGTTCACTTCAGACTGGTTACGCAAATCCTGATAATCTTTACCGATATCAATCAACTGATTTCTATAACGCCCTTCAGCCGCAGAAGTCTGTGCATCAACAGCCGCATTTGCTTTTGCAATAGCGTCTGCTCTAGCCGCCTGTAATGCAGCAATGTAATCTGCCATCGGATTGCTCTGAACTGCTACTCCTGTATCTGAATAACCGCTATATCCATAATTTCCTGTGCTACCCGGGACGGTTTCGGAACCTGCAGGCCTCCAAGTGCCGCCTCCTTTCTTGGTAATTACACCGTGCGTTGGATTATATTCACCCGGAACTGTAGTAGTGGTTTGTGATGTCGGACCGGACGGACCAGTGTACGGCGATGTGTATGCACCGTAATCATGCAGTGTTGGATTTGGATTCCCTGTTCGTGTTGTTACTGTAGGAGCGTTGCCAGTTGCGCCACCCCAGTCATATCCATCGTTTGTATAGATTCTTGCCATAATACCCCCATAAAGAAAAAGACGGGCAAGCATTAAGCTCGCCCGGTCAATTTCAACGTTTCATATAATCCATAATTTTCTGAATAGCCTGTCGTTCTTTAGGATCGTTTGTTTCTCTCGACATGTCTTCAAGCATACTCATCATATCTTCTCCCGACATTCTGCTGTATCTTTCAGACCTATAACTATTCCGATAACTATTTCCGCCATCTCTGCTGTAACGGCCCATAGAATCTCTCCGAGACGACATTGTTCCGCCATAGTCAGCATCATAACTATAGTCGTTACTGTATCCTCTTTCGGAATATTCTTCCATCGCCATAACTGCTTTCAGAGATTTCAAAGAGTGAGTGATTTTATCAATATCATTCAGTGTATCTCTCGTCAGTCTGCCTTCATCGGCGATAGCATCAAGTTCGTCACAGAGCATCTGTTCAATCTTGTGCATCTTCTCGCTCATAGATTACCCCGTAGTTGTGGTATCTCTTGTCGGCGGATAAAGACCAAGGAAATACTGCGTCTGCGCTGTCAGAGCGTTCTGAACATAATTGTTTGCTTCAAGCGAATTAATCTTGTTGTTCAGTTCAACAATCTTTTCGTTCTTAGCGTCAATCTTGTCCTGACACATCTTATCAAGAACAGCCTGTACACCATTCTGAATTGCTAACCGGGTAGCCGCAGATTCACTCTGTACAATGTTCTGTGTCTGACATGTAGCAAGGCGATTGTCGCAGCAACACTGAGCCAACTGTGACTGCAAACCATTCATGCCCTGTAATTCGGCAATCTGATTAGCATACATCTGCTGTGTAATGAGGTTCTGAGCGTTGTTTACTGTAGCGTTGACGCCTGCAAATCCACCGCAAAGGGCTGTCTGCACATCGCCAAATCCTGTAGTCACAGCACTCTGAATGCCCATCGCCTGTGTGTTAAGCATCTGATCTCTGAAACCATCATTAATCTGATTGGAGTTGTTCAACCAAGGGTACATGTTGTTGCCTCCGCCAAATCCATTTCCCCATCCGCCCATCATAGCGAACAGGAACAGGACAATCAGCCAAGAAGCATCACCACCGAAGCCACCAAAACCACTGTTGCCATACATCGGAGAGACAGGCATCACCATTCCGTTTTCGTTTTCAAGAGCCATGTATTCTCCTTCTTTATAACCGACACTCATTCCGGACTGAGCGTTAGTTTTTAACGAGGCATGTTCCTCATGAACTGGTCAGCCATCTGTTTCAACTGATTAAACTGAGCCTGTGACATCTGACCGCTTGCGAGTAACTGCTGAACAATCTGCTGAGGATTCCCTTTGAAGTTCTTTCTGAACTGTTCAAACTGATCCATGATATTGTTGCCCGGCATCTGATTGCCAAACTGCTGAAATAACGGGTTAGCCATTCTTAGCCTCCATCAGTTCCTTCAATTCGTTGAAGCGTTTCTCAAACTCGTCCTTTGTTAAATACTTATCCATTTCTTTTGTGGTGTCTCGAATTGTATAATCGAGAATCTTCATAGAGGGTTTACCTGTTTGGTCTACAGACTTAAGATAAATCACCTGCTCTTCTGAATCGAATATTGGTACTGTCTGCCCCGGTGCTACGGAAACTCCCTGTGCACCTGCAAGGCCCTGTGTCCAAATAATTGAGTTTGGTGAGAGATACGGATTATAGTATGGATTCATTCCTTCTTCTCCTTTTCCCAATAAAAAATGGGAATTTCCTGCGAAGAGTCCCATGTGTCGTAATGATTTCCGTCAATCACACAAACAACATGAGTTCCAGTAGCTAAGAGATATTCCCCATGAGGATAATCTTTGCAAAAGTCTGCAATGGTGTAACAGTCGGGGCAAGTGTCGGGGAGAAGTTTTTGCTTATAACCTTTCTTTTTTAGGTATGCTCCCCAAACTGAGTTCTCAATCGGAGGGCGGTGCATCATTAAACCTTGTACGGATAAGTCCATGTATATTTCTTCCCACGGCTTGCGCTCTAGCATGGCAATACCACGGTATACACAGTCGCTTGTCCGTATATCTTCCGGGTTTTGATTATTTCTTATCCACACCATCTGCTTTTTCCTGAAGCACTTCTATTGCGTTTGTTACAACAGCAGGCATAGGAATACCCATCAGCCCGGCATTTTCAACGATACTCAGTAACTCATTTGCTGAGAAGCCGATTACCGTGGCATCCCTTACGAATGATGTTCCGATAAGCATGTCCAGTCTTGTGGCAACAAGAACCATCAGTAATGTCACGCACTTTCTGACAAGGCCTTTCCATCCCGCACGAGATTCAAGTTTACCGTCTTCCGTCTTCTTACTTTTTCCGAACACAGCCGCCACAAGAAGACCGGTGAGATAGTCAATAATCATAAGAATTACAAGCGTAGTCATGCCTTGCGTCCATCCTCCATACAATGAAGCGATAGACGCTCCGACAACTCCTAATACTGTAAAAATGGTTTCTTTACTCATGATTCCACCTTCTTTTTTGTTATAAATGCATCGCTGAACCCGCAGTTTCTTAACTCTGCGAGAAGTGCTTTTGCATTTTGCGGTATTGCGAACGCCCCTATCTGCACCCGATAAAGGTCATCTTCCCCTCTCGGGATAAAGCAGGTATAGTCGAGCGCCTTTAGTTTTTTAGAAAGTTCTACTGCGTTTGCGTATTTTGAGAAAGCACCAATCTGTACACAATAAAGTGTTGTTGAAGGTTTCACTCCTCTTAAACCTTTATTAATCTGCTCTGCTATATACGGGAACATTGACGCAAGATAGTTGCCCGGGCAAAGCGTGTTCGCCCAATATCTGTGCATCTGAAGGTTGCCGCTCTTGTCCCCTGTAAACACGATTTTCTTAATACCGTTTCGCTTACAGATGTCAATGCAGAGTTCAATACAACGGGCAATTACAAGATCTGACACATGCCAATTCGGCGCAGTAGAATCATTGGCGCACTCAATGGTAACTGCATGGGAATCAATCGTGAAGGAGGAGGTACACCACTGACGCACAGATTCAGGAACGTACTGCCCAATTCTTCCATCCACGCCGATGGCATATGTCGTGCTCGCCGCTCGTGATTTGCATACCTGTCCCATTGTTTCAACACTCAGCATTCCAGCCATGTGATGAATAACAATGGTGTCTATAACTTTATTCGGCACTTCCGTATAGTTCGGAGACCAGTCAACGTACTGAACAAGTTCACTATCGGGTTTCATGCTCCACTCCTTTCAAAATAAAAGGGCAAGGGTGGAATGGTAATGCCTAATAAAGGTGCCTTGCCCAATTACAATTTACTATTTTTGTTTACGCCCTCGAGGACAACTACAGGAGGTAAAGGGATCGAACCTATGTCTACAGATTTGGAGTCAGTCATGTTGCCACTACACCAACCTCCTACAGGAAAGCGCCCCCCCCGCCGGGAGGAGCGCCTTGCTTGTGCCTGATCGGCAACAAATACTTGTTAGTTCACATAAATCTACGGGCTTGAACTCTCACGTAAAGACCAACGGAACCACAATAATTTCCTTGTCTCGCATTTTGTCGGATAGTGACATATTCTACTGCAAGGAATGTTTTCTAGAATACGGCAAGGATTTGCACCTTGCATGATTGGAGTTTTGACGCTCTGATTTCTCCCTCTTTCGAGCGCAATGGATACTATTCAGAGACTTACACCTGCGTACAACTTTCATTGGCTTGAAATGAGCCTAACTCAGGGTTGTTATTTTACGAGTTACCTACGATCACGCTCAACCAATCTATAAGAAGCCACACTTTAGCGTCTACCTATTCCGCCACGTATTCCTAGATGGATTATATCACTGATTTAGCAAACTGTTTGCTGAATTTAGCAAAGTAGTTTGCTAATTTGTTTGTTAATTGATAGGTTATTTCTCCCACTTAGCCCGAATCAGCCTGTCTGCGAAAACAGTTTCACCATCAGCATCATATCGCTTCGCAATGCTTCAGACACGGACATAGGGCGGCTCACCGCTTTACAGACTTAAAGTTCCCAATAATTAAGCATTACTTACATAATCAAGCGTCACTTTTGCAACCGTACTTGATCCATCACCGTCCTGAATCGTCAACGCTGTACGTGATAGGAACACATAACACAGATTGTCTGTGCTTTGTCCCCATCTTCCATTTGAAAGTGCTCCGAAAGTATTAACATTTACCATCGGTATAAAGCCGGATTTTGGCACTCCTACGGAATTTTGTCCTGATGTCGTGAAAGCGGTCGACTTTACTACCGAGAAGCTCCCGAAGATATGCCTTCCCATTCTGTAAAGCGCGAAATCTTCCAACGAGTAGCCATTGTTAAGCGTCATAAAATCAGCTTTATCAATAGCGACAGGCATAAAGTTATAGTCGACATAATTAGTTACACCGACTTTGAAATTATTTCCTAATACATTTTCAATCAAAATAGGTATTACGAGCGTCGCCTGATTAAGCGGTGTCAATATCGGGATCAAAGTCTCTCCTAAATCGTTTGATCCGAAATAATTTCTCTCGAGGATCAGGCGTCCCTTTGCCGCCATATGATAAAAAATGATACCGGTACACGTTGCATTTTCAAAGAATGAGCAATCTGCAATAGTACACATTGGAACAGCATTATACGCCCAATCTACATGGATGCTACCGTTTTCATTAATTTCAAAATAACAACCGGTAAAACGTGCATCGGTTATTTCTGTAATAAAAGCACCAATGGAATTGTGCTCAATGTCGCAGTTTGTGATATAAACGGATCTCCCACCTTGCAATTCTATGGCTTTAAGGCACCAATTAAGAGTACAATGCGAGATTGCTATCTGATTAAACTCGTTTCCTCCATATACTCCGGTATTACAGCAAAGCACAATTACATTTGTAAGACTATTGCTCCATGCTTGAGAAAGATAAAAACCATAATCGAATCCGACAACGCGCACGTTGTTAAAAGTACAGAAATGGACGTTTCTCCCGTCGATGCACTTATAAGCATTGTCTGTACCTTTCACCGTATAATCGAAGCTGTCCGAATTAATTGTAAAATTCTCGAAATGGATGTAGTCCCCGCTTATCGTTATAGCTGATTCAGTAACGCCTTTAAAAAGCAGCTTACTCAATAGCTGATCCTCCCCGATTACGACATTGTGAGCACTTAGCGTTATTCCTGTAGTAATAAGATAAGTACCTTTAGGGAGATATATCGGTTTCCCGCTATTGATAGCGCTCTTAATTGCCGTTGTGTCGTCTGTCACGCCGTCGGCAGTAGCTCCAAACATTTGCGGAGTAACATAACCATTTACAATTTCCGCTTCATGGTCATCTGCCCACGCATTGACCGCTGTTTGTGCTGACTGTGCCGCCTGCTGTGCGGCCGTTTCAGCCGCTGTCTGTGCCGTTAACGCATCTCTAGCACTGGTGAACGCATTATTTGCAAACATTTCTGCAGAAATTGAAGATGTTGTCGCTTCTTCGGCACTGCTTCTTGCGTTGCCTGCATACATAAAAGCGTTATTTGAAGATTCAGCCGCATTGTTAGCAGACTCAAGTGCGGAAGCGGCAAACGCTGAACCATCTGCTTCTGTAAAAGTAAGTTCAATAATATTCTGTATCTCAGCCATTAGATTACCTCTTCATAAAGGACTCTGCCCACTGTATCAGCGGCAATGTCTGTACCCATAGCCATGTCGTTAGGGAGTGCAACACGAATCTGAATTTCAATACTTCCCTCTTCAAATGAAAGGGTGTCCTGCTGTGTTAAATAAAAAGAGACGCTATCCTCTCCCCAAGTCAAGTCGTCCCCATGCTTTGTTATTTCCGAAACGCCTTCCTGTTCAAATGTGATAAAGATATCTTCAATCGCACTCATGATGGTAGCGACTGATACGGAAGGGTCTGATGAACTGATTGTGACAGTATATGTCGGAGTCGAACCACGTCTAATCATAGTTATCTCCCGAATACCGAAACAACGCCTGCAGTATAACCGCTCCCGTTCACCCAAGCGTTAAAGATAATGCCAAGCGTCGGAGCGTTAAAAGAAAATCTTAAGTAATATCTTACATAGTTTCCGTCGCTACTGCCTCTGACTGTCCCCGCAAAAATATAATCGTCATTTTCAACAATATAACGAATCATTTCAACTGGAAGTATAAAGATATGCTGAAATGTAGAAGTTGTTTTACCACGGAAAAGGAAGACAAGTTCGGTTAAACCATTAATATTTATTGTTGCTGTTGCGTTCGGGTCTTTTGCATTATGCCGGTCAAGAAGCGGTCGGTAAGCACCAATATGTTCCTCAACCGTTGAGAGCCTGTTGTCTATAGTCGTGTCATCATAAACAGTATCGGTGAACTTAGCGTCAGCAGGCACGTCTTTTTCTACAGTGTGTCCATTAACCCGCTCTGCATTGTCTACGATCCCGTCAGCATCCGTATCATAAACACTGGTGTACATATCGCCCTGTCCACTGCTACTTCCTTCAATGACTGTATAGTTTGTTCCGTCAGTTGAATAAGAAAAACCAGTTTCGTTTGCTTTGATTTTGACAACAGTATCAGACGTTACTGCATCTACGAGGTTCGCATTGATGAAGTCTCTTGTCTGCTCATGGAGCGAAAACAACTGCTCACGGGTTTCCGTCTCCGAGTTAGGGTTCGGATATGCCGTAGCATCTTTAAAACCCTGTACTGGATTAAAAACAAAATTATCCATTATTTTATCTCCTTTACCAATGTATATTCACACCTGACACCTGAAAGGCTCATGTCTCTAGACACTTCATTGTTTACAAATTCTATCCCGGCAAGAGTGATCTTTTTGATAGAACATTTCCGGGCAAAGGTTTTTGCAAAATTAAAGAGCGCATAGCCGAATGTAGACCACTCAAACGTTCTCCATAATCCTACAGCAATAACAATATCTTCCGGGTCTTGCTCGCCGTTCGGGTTTTCGTCCGTAATGTAATTGATGTGAATATTACAAGCGGTGTCCGCCCTTACTTCAAAGAAGGCCCTCTTAATTGTTTTCAGCATATGGTATGCGCCGAAATCCATCATGGGTGTACGGTAGTAGGAAACGATAGCCTCTTTTTCATTACCGACCTCATCGTCAAACCTATCGGTAAAAGTAATGAGTTTACCGCTGTTTCCATATGAGTAATAGACTTTCCTGTTCAGCACCAAGATGCTGTCAGCAAATACGTTATTCCACTTGAACCACGCTGTCTGCTTGGCGGCTGTGTCCACATTGATTCTTTCTGATGCCGAGTACGGAGCGTTGGTGTAGTCCCACATGTAAGCGTGGCCGCCCTTGTCTTTAACAGAATAAGTAACCCCATCATCCTCATAGGTGACAAGCGTTCCGTTTGAAGCGGGTGTGTTGCAAAAGATAATATACTTCCCTTCGTACTGTACGGATGCCGCATCCTTGAGATTTGCCTCAGCAAGCAAGCCGTCAATACGATAACCACCATTGATATTTCGGGAAACAACACGCACGTTTCTCTCGTCTTCAATGACAGTAGAGCAAAGAGTTAACACACCGTAGTTCGTGTGACACCACGTTAATCTGTTATCAATGAACTGGATAGACCCGGGCACATCACAGCCAATATCTACGTTTACCTGCGTAGTAAAGAACATCGCCTTCTCTTCACCAGTAGTGTCCTGCCCATACTGGTAGTCGAGTGCGTATATCTCATTCGGCTTGAAGATAATCAGGTTATTGTACTGAGCTCCAAACCCAGTAATGTCTTTTTCTGCGTTGCCTACAACAGCGTAGTTTGTTTCAGGGAAATAAGCCGCATTGAACACATCAGAGAAATAATATGTTGCAGTCCCATTGCCGCCTACAAATAAACGTGAGTTATTCTGCCCACCATATACGGCCCAATATTTGCACTTGGTAATAGACTCTTCGTACTGCTGAAAGGTCTTATACGCTGTAATAACTACATTGTTCTGACCGTGCGATGGAGCGGAATCAAATGTAATCTCTCCTGTTGTCCGGTTGACCGCTGTAATTTTCCCGGATGAATCCCCTTCGACATAATCGTGTCCGTCAATTTCTACTTTGATTGGAGTGCTGTCCAACCCTGTAGTGTCGGAGTCATCCTGTTTCGGGATCATCACCTTGTAAACTCTTGAAGTGCCGTCTCCGTTGAATGTGTTCTTGTAGCCTGCGCCTAAGCGATTATAATCTTCGATAATATCAGAGGAACTTCCGTCCGGAGTACGATTGATGCAGACATCAGGAGAGTAAGGCTCTACTTCTCCACCAGTAGTTCCGTTGTACTGGAAGAACTTCCTGTTGCAGAGGTAATAAAGAAACTTGTTATAGTTAATGAACGTGCCTTTTTCAGTAAGGCCTGCGTCCGTGATAATCGTTGTAGTTATATCGTTAATCGGGTCATACTTCACGATGGAAGTACCAACATGCAGATACATCTCATCTTTATATTCCGTGATGTTATAGATTCTTGACCCGAATGATTTAATTAACTTCTGACCATACCTCTTTCCGAAAGCCCCATTCTTAACCATCATGTTGAGCATTCTCGGAGACTGATTCAGCGGCAAGGTATAATCCAAGTCCTGTATGTTCAGCCCACCATAGCCCGGCTCGGAGATATCGAGAATCTTATACTGAGCAGGCGAATGTGATTTCTGTGTTTTCCAAGCCATCAGTTCACACTTTCATATACATCTTCCACGCTTACTTCTACGCCCCACATGTACTTGGACTGTCTGTTCTCATAATCAGTATTGAAGATGTCAAACTTGGACAGGTCGTCGTCAATGAAGAACTTAGCAGCCAAGCCGTAGGGAAGAATCTCCCAACACATTTCCGTTTCGTAAGGAATGTTGTCCGTGTCTGCTGAAACAGTCGGGACTCGTGTCATCTTAGTCTTCCCATGCTTGAGCCGAAGGTGGTTGTTAAGATTGAAGTTTTCGGAAAGAAGGACATTGATCCATAACATGTAGTAGTCATCATAGTCCTTGGAAGATTTCTTCTCGAACATCATATTCTTAGCCAATTCGTAGAGTTCTCTTACAGTCATAAATCAATGTCCTTTCTTAGTTAATTAGGAACCAGTACCGATTTTCAGTACGCCTTTGTTGATTGTGTCGAGGACGAAAGCATCACCTCTGTAACGGCCTTCCATCAGTACGCCACTGATTCCCGGAGGGTTGTTACGGATGAACAGTTCCTTCATCTTCTGAGCGAAGATAACGGACTTCTTGTTTACGAACAGAGCCTGTGTGCCTGCAACGTCAGCCATAGCAGTGCCGTTTTCAGTCATAGTTGCATCGAAATATCCATCAGGTACTTCAATGACTGTGAAGTTCATGCACTTACCGACAACGCCCTTGGTCAGGTCCTTCTCACCGAGTTTCTCAACAGAAATAAATTCCGGGTTTCTCAGCAGTTTTGCATATGTCGTAGTTGTTACATACGCATAGCAACGGCTCGGGTCGACCGGAATGTTGTTGTTGAAGAAATGAGAGTGAGCGGTGATGAACATATCAAGGACAGTGTCCTTAGTGACAGCCGCCATTGGTGTTTTCTGTCCTGCATGATATGCCCATGTAGTCAGTGCGAGTTTGTCGAAGAACGGTACGACCTGTTCTCCAATCTGAGCCTTTGTGACTTCACCTGTCTTCTTAGCCATCATCTGATCCGTGTAATTACCACGGTCAACAACGATAGCGAAGGACTTGTCGTTTCTCAGGATAAGTTCCTGTTTGGTGTCCTGCAGTTCAGCGGGTGTTCCGAAACGGTTGCCTGATGCTGTTCTGTCATAGTTGTTCAGCGGCTGAGTAACTGCCGTGAGGATGTGGATGGAGCTTACACCGTTCCAGTCATAGTCAGTGTTGTACTTGCCTGTAATAACAGATTCTCTTGTGTAAGCCTGAAGAAGTTTGCCTTCATACTTAGTGGCCAAATTAACAGTCATTTGTGGTCTCCTTTATTTGCCGAGTAACCCCTCCAAAAAAGGATCGCCGTCACCAGTAGGAGAGCCTGCGTTGCTCGTTATATTACCTACCGACTTTGCTTTGTTAGTCGTGTTGGTGCGAGCCGCTTCCAACTCTTTACGCAACTGCTTGTTCTCATACGAGCGATACGCACTTAGCAGTGTTTCCCCTCTCATGTCGATATCTTCAATTACTTCCTGTGGGAGTTTCTGAATATCAACATCGGGGTACTCACGCATAAACTGTTCAACCTGTGTGCGGGCATTAGACTGGCGAGTCTGCGTGGCCTGCGCTTCCGCCTGTGCCTGCTGTGCCTGCTGTTGGTTTAACTGATTACGGTATTCCGTCTGTGCGTACTGCTGTGCGACTTCCTCTGTTACGCCGGGGTTCTTGGCCATGAAATCTCTTGCAATACGATTAATGGCAGATGTTTCCTGAAACTGAGCAAGACGATTCGTGTATTCCTGTACTGTCAGGCCTGCACGCTGAGCCTGTTCTTCGACCATCTTTCTTATCGGGTCGTTCTGTAACTCCTGCATACGGCTGTAAATCTTGTCGTAGTTTCTTCCCTTCTGAGCAAGCTCGATTGCCTGTTCCTTTGTAAGGGATTCATCTGCACCGTTGTAGCGAATGTTCAGAAACGATTCATTCGCCGTGGGCGTGGATTCTTCCGTGGATTCGGTTTCTTCATTGGTAGAGTCCGAAACTTCATCAACAAAAAAATCGTCTGTGCCTTCGTCAATTAACTGGTTTGTCATTTCTTCGGGCATTTGTTTCTCCTTGTCGCCTATGGTTGGGCGAATATATCACTCTGATTTCTCAGTTGTGACCTGTTCTTTCTCCTGTAACTCAAGAGGTTTTCCGAGGTGGTAGCCGCAATGCGGGCACTCGAAGTAATAAATATTCATACCTTCGATATCTGCTTTCTTGCGTTCCATAGTCTTGTGACATTTAGGGCAAATCATTCAGCGTTACCTCCTCCATAAAATTCTTTTGATGCTTCGTACACCTGATTTAATTGCTCGTTACCGTACATACCGGCTGAGGCTCTGTTGTCCTGTCCGTCTTGCATACCTCTTGTTACGCCGGGAATCATTGACTGCTGTTCAACAATTTTCTGCTGACGCTCAGCCTCTGCTCTTTGCTGCTTCAGTTCATCCATTAGCTTTCGCTTGTTCGGAATATATTTATCCGGGATGCCTTCGAGATAAGTAATCGGATTGGTAACGATGCCTTTGTCGAACAGGTTATCCATCGTCTGCACCTGTGTCTGTTCAGACCAGTAGGAAGACTGGCCGATTTCAACATCAAGATCGAAGTTGGCATTTCTTAAAACAGAGAAATCAATCTCCGCATATGTCTTGTAGATCGGCACCACCTCAATATCCGGCGGCAACTGGCCGGTCATAGGGTCAAGCATCGGCTGAACCTGGTTTCCGAACATGTCGTGGTACTCAATATGGTCAACAAGATTCAATGCTTTTGCCTGAGATTCGGTTATTTTGACCATTCGTGTGCCGTAATCACAGCCCATGATGTCCACGATTATCCTCACGATGTCCTCGTAGAACTGGTAGAAATCCAACTTCTGAATTTCAAGAGGAACACTGGATGCCTGCTGAACAGAAACGATAGCGGATGTGTTATTCGGGTTAGTAATTTCGCC